CCAAATAAAGATGAACTACTTAAATTACCTACAGAAAATTGTCCAGGTTGTGGTACATCTGTTGAATCAAAATCATATCTGATTCTTAGTTTTAAATTATTTTGTGTTCCTTCAGGTGAGATATTTGCTTTAACTTTATATAAACTTTTTCTTAATCCACCATCTCCATAATCCATATCTGGAGTTTGAAATCTTGCATTAATATTTGAAGTATCAAAATTGTTACCAGTATCTAATTGATAAATATAACCAGTTTCATTTGAACCAAATTTAACTTCTTCATTAGAACTATTTAAATCAGAAGCACAATGTTTAATTTCCATACCTTTAGATTCAGCCCATTCAAATGCAGGAATTCCATTTTCATCAAATTTAAATGTTCCTATAATTCCCATTTGACTTGATTTAGCTTGTCCTGAATTATGATAGAATAATCTATATTGACTTCGTTCTCTTATAACCATACTTGATAAAGTATAATCTGCTATATTATCAAGTATCTCATTAATTCTAGGTAGAATCTTTCTACTTACAGAACCAATTTCAACGTCAGCGATTCTGGCTGTACCAGCAACTGTTCTTAAACCATCAGGTGCTAGGAAGATTAAATCTCCACCAATTTCTTGAATTGTGTTTCCATTTACACAACCTATATTCTTTGTTATAGATTTAAGTATAGGGGTAGAATCAAGGCTTGTCAACTCATAAATACTATTTTTACAAAATATAACTAGAGTATTTCTAAAGACTTTAATTCCTGTAATGACATCTCCAGTATCAATTGTACCTGCAGAAGACCCAGTAAAATCATAAGGTTTTAAGCGGCTACTATAAGCTACAGTACTTGTTGAAGCTGTTTGTCCTGCTACTACTAATCGTTCAGCATAGATAGTATTCTTTTTAGGATTTGCAGGAGCTGACCTTTCTAATTCTTCAAAGTAGTATGTATATACACTACCTGCTTTAGTAATTTGTAATTCAGCTATTTTATTAGTTGAATCACAAATATATAAAGTTCCAAATCCACCTTCAGATTCATAATTACTAAACTGAGTATTAGTTTGATTAGCTCTTGAAATTACTGTTGCACTAGATAAATCAGCAACAAGCATTCCACTTTTATAAATAGCTTGACTACTAGCACTAGAGACAACATCAAAATCTACTGTTAGATTTGTATTATCTGTTATAGATAAAACTCTATAATTAACACTATTAATTTTTATTCTATCATTTACAGCTAACTCAGTTGTAAAAGATGTTCCAGTTCCAACAACTGCTGCTGAACTTGCAGTTACTGCAACTGTACCTGTAATAGCTTTATAAGTATCTTTATTAACTTGAGTCCAAGTTATACCATCAATACTAAAATAAATTCCAGTACCTTGGCATACTACTACTCCATCTGCATAAGGAGTTAATCCTACTATAGCATCTGTAGAAGTTCCACTTGGTGTAGTTGCACTTCCAGCACCCCACTTAGAATATCCATTAATTCTTCTATAACCACCTGTTGTAGATGATTCAAAATTTTCTAATATAGTTGCAGCTCCAGGTGTTCTAAATAATGCATGACTACTGGATACTAAATCTAAACCTCCTGCAACTGTAATGGAAGCTCCTTGTGTTGGCATTTATTTTCCTTATGGTAATAAATATGTAAATCTCACATCAGACATATAAGATGGTTGTGGTGAATTTAGATTATCAGCCATAGCTTGTAATCCTTTTTTATATTCATCTAATGCTAATTGAGATTGTGCAATATTATCTTTAAATTGATATATGTAATATCTAGCTCTTGCGAGTAAAACTGGTTTGTATTGTTCTGGAAATAAAACTTCATCTGTATCTGCTGATAATGCAGAAGGTCTATTATAGGCAAAGAAATGAATTTTATAAGCTTTATCAGGAATTGGTGAAAGACCAAATCTTCTACCATCTGAACTTCTTATAACTCTAAGAGGAACTCCATATGTTTGAGTATCTGCGGCAGCTTTTTCTTCTGCTGCAGCAAAGCCACTTCTCCATGCAGTTAAAGTTGTAAATGCAAGTTTATTAATTGTATAAGGAGCAGCTTCTCCTGATACATTTTCTGTAGATAAAGTAAACATATCCCAGTTTACTGAATCAAAATCAGCATCTACATTTGCAGAACCTGCTTTTAATAAATACCATCTTTGACCTACAACACAATCAACAATTGTATTTCCATAATAAGGGTCATCAGGTACATCTGTACTTAACCAAGACCAATCGTCAACAGCATCTACTATATCAAAGTAAGCTCTGTTTACACAATTAGAAACTTGTTTTTGCACACCTACTGCACCAGAAATTGCTGTTAGTTCAGGTTCATTAATTTCAACTAACAATTCGTTAGTCATAGCTAGATAGGTCTTTGCCATTTTAAATTTCCTTTAATGGATTAAGTAGCTATAATAATGATTACTATAACAACTGCTACACCGATAACCACTTTTTTATGGTCGGTCCATAGATGTTTAATTTGTTCTTTAATATTTTCCATAATTAATCCTTTAGTTAGTTGCTGGGCGATATATTTCAATCGCCCAACAAAGTATTAGATTATTAGTCTGTTACGTAGATTGTTCTTCCTAAGCACTCGCTTCTAAGAGTTTTTCTTCCGAATACCATAAGTCCTCTTACGATATCAGCGAAAGTAGTTGTACTTCTTAGAGACTCAACAATCTTTAATTGTGACGCACACGAAGTCGAACTCATTTGACCCCATGTATTGACAGGGTCGGTTGCTGTTCCAGTTGGATTAGAACCTGAGTTGTCAGTTGTTAAAAGATTATTTGATTTGTACATTTGGAAACCTCTAACGAGACCAGATGCAACTAATCCATTTCTAAGACTACCTTTACCAGCGTTGTAATCTACTGATAATAGTTTAGAAGATGTGTTAGATAGCATATCATACCACTTAGGTGCTCCAACGAAAAAACGACCTTCTTCAGGTGCGTTTTGTTCATCAAGCAATTTAGCAGATGTACTCATCTCATTTAAAGGGTCAACTTCACCAGTTCCAAAACCTATGTCTATAGGTGTTGCATGAGAAGCAACTGTGCCGCCTCTTGCATTAGCTGCTGTTGCAACTTGAGCATCTGCTGCCATGTATTCTAAAACATTACTGTCTAGAGCATCTTTTAGCTTGTATGCTGCGTTGTCTGAAGCAACTGATTGGAAGTTGATATGAGAAAATCTTTTCTCGATATCATCTAGTTGAAATTGAAAATACTTCGCTTGGTCAACGACCAATTGAAGTTCATTGTCAGTAAGTGCTGTAGAAGAAGCTGTTGCTCCTCTAGTGTAATCACTTACAGTTATTTGTGGCTCTTGTACAATATTAACTGTATCGCCAAAGCTCTTAATTTCACCCATATAGTCGGTGTTACAGATTGCTTCTGCAACAGACGCTTTACGAAGTGCTATTTGAACTTTCTTGGAATATATACGAGGTACCCACCATTGATTAGCCTGTGGAGCACTCGGACTATTACCACCGAAGTTAGTTGTACTTGCACCAGAAAAATGTGCCATATTATGACTCCTTTTCTATTGTTATTGGTTAATAAAAATAATAAAGTTATTAATCGTTAATAACTCTACCTTCCCTCTGAGCTGTCAAAATTTCTTGTTCTCTTTTTTCAAACTCAGCATCTGACATCTTATCGAAATCAGAACTTTTGAAGATAATCTTATTATTAGTTGGTGGTTGAATTTGTTCGTTAGTTTTAACTAACAAATCAGCACCTCTATTAACTTGCTTATCTTCGTTTGGTTTTTTATCTAATCCAAGTCCTCGGTCTTTCTTATACAGGTCAACTGCTCTTGCAGCAAGTTTACCATTGGAGTTGTTCTCATAAATCCATGATTTAATTTCCATGGGTTGTGAGTCTGCCCAGTTATGAAAATCATCAGATTCTTTAATTGAATTAAAGTCTGGATGAAGTTTCGATAACTCTAATTGAGCTTCTCTTTGACTTAAAGCTATATTAGCTTTTTTTAAAGAGTCAACTTCCTCTTGCAAACCTTTCATCTCAGTTTGAGACTGCAAGTGAGATACAGTTTCCACCACACCATATATGTCAGGGTAATCTTTCTTAAAAGCATTAAGCTCTTCTTCAGATTTAGGTGGTGTATACTTAGGTCGGTTTGCTTGAAGCTGTGCTTTAAGGTCGCCTTCCTTATTATTCCATTCACCTAGTTTCCTGTCATAATAACGCTTTAGGTCATCATATCTTTTTTTATAGTCAACTTTTGTATAAGGTTTAGCTTCAACATTACTTAATGGTGAATCTTCGACCTTATCCGTAGTGGCTTTTAGTGAATCAGAAGTTGTTAATACATTTGGGTTCGCACTATCTGTTGTAGTGTTACTTGCGTAGTCAAATCCTGTTTTCACCTCAGGGTCAGAAACGGCTGGTCCACTATTCGCATCTTGTGTCATTTGTTTTGGCATGACATCTTCTGTATGCCAATACTTTTTGCGATTATATGGATTCGCCACGACTGTCTTAGTTCCTTCGTTCTCTTTATTCATATTATCCTCCTTTGGGCTTCTTTTACTGAAGGTAGCAAAAAAAGGTAGATTAATTTGAAACGAAGCTACAAGGGCTTCTATTCCTAGAAGGTAGCTTGTTTATCTAGAGTACCTACTCTAAATTCTGTTATACTATGGTTTCATCTGCTGCAAGTTCTGCAGCTTCTTCTTGATTAACCATACCAGCATCATAAGCTTCTTCAGCTTGTGCCATCATTTTTCTTAATTTATCAATACCGATATTCTTAACAGCTTTTGCTGTAAATACAAATTCGCCATCTGACAATAATGCTGGGATTGAATCTGAA